CGGGAACTAAGCCTTTTTCAGGGCTTCGTCGACTGCGTCTTTCGCACTGCCCTTCGGCGCCAATTCCATAGCGGTGATCTGAAGTGACATGGACTCACGTTTGCCGCCCTCTTCGGAGTCGCGCGACTCGGTCGAAGTGACTGTGACCTCGGCAGTCAGAATCATTTTGCCGCCGGTCTTCGGCAGGGATTTCAGTGCGAGTTTTTCCATGGACTCGTCGTCCAGGTTGATACGCAGCCCGTACGGGTACACGTCCCCGTCGATCGGACTACATTTCTCGTACTTCTCCCGCCGAGCTTTGCGCTCCGCGGCCGTTGTCTTCATGCTTTTCATCGCTGCGGAACCTCATCGAGGGCCAAATTGATTGCGTCGAACATCGACTTCGGCGCCGCGTTCTTGCCGCCGGCCGGGTTCTGCCCACGCAGCGGCTGGTTCTTCGGCAGGGCCGGCTTCTTCGCTGGAGCAGCCGCCGGCGCAGCGGTTTTCGGCAACTGCAGGTTGTCATACGCCCGCTTGTACGCCGCCGCCCATTGGCGCGGGTCCAGTTGGCTGAACGTACCCTTCAGCGCTGCGGTCAGAACCTTGGACTTCGCCGCGTATTCGGCCGGGTTTGCCGCACGCAGCTGGGCGCCGAGCGCGTTCAACTCGTTCTTGCCCTGCGTCAAAATGGCGGTGCGCTGTTCGTTCGTCTGCTGTTGCTGACGCGAATGCTGCTGGATCTGCTGTTGCTGCGCCTGGTGGTCGCGCAAACGCGCGGTCTCCTTGGCGACGGCTTCGGTGACTTGACCGGCGGCGACGGCCGCTTTCAGGTCCGGATGGGCCGCCAAGTAGTCGAGGCCAGGAACGTCTTTGCCGAGCATGCGGCCCAGGGCCTGCATTTCCCCCATCATGAAGTTCCATGCCATCTCCATCTTGGCGGGGTCACCGCTGTTGACGGCCCCGATGTATTCGAGCGCTTGGCCAAACTGTTCGCCGGTCGCCTTGGATTCCGCGATGTACCCGCGCAGCTCGGTGTACTCGGCATTGACCTGCTCGTACTTGGCGGTTGCTTCCTTGGCGATGCCGATCAGGCCCGTGATGCGCTCGCGCGTTGCTTCCTTCAGCCGCGGATCGATCGGATCATTCAGAGGATCCTTGGGCGTGCCGGCGGGTGCATCATTTTTGGCAGCAGGCTTAGCAGCAGGCTTACCGTCCTTGCCTGCACCTTCAGCTGCAGCGTCAGCGTCAGCATCCTCGCTAGGTATCTCTTCTTCGCCCTTGGCGCCGTCGCCATCTGCATCTTCAGCACTTGGCTCTTCACCAGCGTCTTCGCCAGCTTCTTCTGCCCCTTCTCCGCCAGCTGCAGGATCTTCCAATTCAGTCTCGTCCGCAGCATGGTCCTGTTCCTCGACTTCGGTTGATGGGGTTTCGACGGCCGCACTGATCGCGGCAAGTAAGCTCTCATTGGCCATGTTTCAAAGCTCCATTATCACTGGGTGGGTGGAAGGATTTCTGGCGGCACCACTTCTGGTACCTGCAAGTCAGAGGGCGCCCCGCCGCCGGGCGGAGCCGGCTGAGGGGGTAGGGACGGATCAGGACCGACGGAGGGCGCCGCACCCGGTGCACCCGGAACCCCCGGCGGCAACGGCAGCCCCGTGACGGGGTCAACGGCCGGCTCGGGTACATCCGGAATGAAACGTTCTATGTCGGTGTCGTCGCCCAGTCGGATCATTGTTTCGCGCATCAGCTCAATCAGTGCTTTGGCCAGCGGCTCATTCCCGGCCATGATCGCTTGTTGGATCTGCACAATCGTTTCTTTGATCATCGGGAGCACCACGCCCCACGTTTCGCGATCACCCATGGCCTTTGGTTTGCCGGTAGTGCCCGCCACGATATCCAACTCGACCATTGTGAGCAGGTCTTCCACGTCCATGTTCTCGGGCCAGAAGGCTGCCGCGCCGGCAATGCGCTGGACATCGCGCAAGCTCATAGAGCCGAGGGCCAGTTCCGCGGTGTACTCGGCCAAATCCGTGAGTTCGGTTTCCAGGGTGTCGCGGTCGGCTGTTGTGCGCGACGCGAAGCCCGTCTGCTGGATCTCCGCTTCGGTCGCGGTCTTCTCCGGGGTCGTGCTCGACTGCAACGCCTCTTGGACGCCGGCGATCTTCTCCATGTCCTGGAGGATCGACTGGGTATCGAAAAGGCGTTGATCGACCTTCGCGACTGGCTTCTCAGCAAAGGCGTTCTGAAGCGGCTGCGTCGGATCGGTGAGACGCATACCGATGAATTCTTGGTGCTGCGCGTTCTTCAGCTTGGTCGCCTCTTCCGGCCCGACCTGGGTCTCGTTGAACATGATCCCCGGAATCGAACGCTCGCGCGTCAAACGCTGCGCCGAGCGGCACGTCGCGTACTCATCCTGCAGTTTGCACAGCCGCCAAGCCAGACTTTGCGGGTGGCGTGCACCGTCGACATCGTAGAAAGTGAGTAGGAAGTACGGGAAAAAGCGGCTCGTCGGGTAATCCGGCTGATACGGCTCTTTCGCCCAGCGCTTCACGCCCTCGATCATGGTTTTGACGTGGTTCGTGCGCTTGTCCCACAACTCCACTACCTTCACGAACTCCGCGCCATCGCCATTGCCGCCGTTCACGGTCATGCTGGAGCCGACTTTGCTCGTCGAATACTGCTCGGCGTCGGCGGGTGTCAGCCCCTGACCGACCGCGAGCAGGTCCATGCCGATCGGGTCGATTTTCGTGTCCTTGCGCTGGAAATAACCGGTCGCCGACTTCACTTCGGCTTCCATCAGGCGCGGGAACTTCTCCTTCACCTCGCTTTTCAGCACGTAAATGGCGTTCGCGATCCAATCCGCGTCGCGATAGCCATTCAGTTTGCGGATGTTGAGGGACATCTGCACGTCTTCGGCCGACAAGAAGTCGATTGCGAGCGATTTCCGGACAGAAACCTCGATTTTTTCCTGCGTCGAGCGGACCAACTCGTTCAACCGGGCCTCTTCGCAGTCGTATTCCTCGGGTGTCATGTCGCAACCCGAATAATCCGGGGTCGGGAGCGCCGCTTCCGCGTCCATCATCTGCCCCGCGAGCGGCGTTTCCGGCGCATCGAGCGGGTCAATCATCGGCGCTTCGTCCCATTGCGACTGGAGCTTCGCTTTCGACTCCTCCAAACGCTGCAGGTTGTCGCGCAAGTCGCCCAGATCCTTCTGCATCTCGGGGATATTCTTGCCGTCGGCAACCATGATGACCTTGAGCCATCCTGGCCCCACGCTAAGCGTGCTGCGTACCTGCTCTCGCGCGGCGAATTTCAGCCTACCGCGCTTCCACAAGGACGAGATGACCAGTTCCATGGTCTTCGCGAAGTCGTCCTGAGTTCGAGTTCCCCGGCTGTCGACCTGCGGGGACTTGCGCACGGACACATCCGGGTTCCGCGCGTACAAAAAGCTGACCAGGATGTCGATGAACGACCCGATCAGGTTCGTACTGACCGCCCATCGCAGGTCGGCGGTGCCGGCTGCGTAACGGCGATCGATGGCATACTGCTTTCGCGCGCCCTCGTCGAATGCGCGGGCGTCCTCGTATTCCTTCCAGAGCTTGGCGACGACCTTGCATTCTTTCGCGGCCGCCTCCCGTTGCTCGGGAGGTAGCTCGGCGAATACGGCTTCGTCGACCGCGGCTTTCAGTTCCTCGTTCACAGCGTATCGGTTCCTTTGTTAGATGTACCGCGGACGAGCGTCATAGGGTTTCTCTTCGTACTCCAACCAGGTGCCGGTGAATGGGATAAGCTGAGGGCGAGTCGGCTCGGATGGTACATACGCCACAGCCATCTCGTCAATGCCTCGGCCGAGAAGCCCGCACACGTCCGCGGCGTCATCGTAGCGTCCGGACGGGAAAGCGCAGAGCTGATCGACTAGGCGCGCGGCCCACGGTCGCTTGAGCGGTAGCCAAACTTGACCCGATGCCGCGAGCGCCTGGAACGCGGCAAGCTTCACGGCCTTGTTGCGAATGGAGGTCTTCGGTTCGAGCACCGTGTATACCCGATTCTTCCGCTGTTCGGACATCATCGTCGGTACGAGCGCGTTGCCGATCGGGCCGCCTTCATGCCACCAGCGTAGGACCTGCCCGCTCCGCCGCAAGAGCATGATCCATTGCGCGATCGAAACGTCCGTCGTCTTCTGGCCGAACCACCAATCCAGGAACCACATCGCACCCAGGTTATCCAGGCCGACCACCCCGTGCTCGGTGAAGTCGCCTTTGTCCTCCTTCGTCGCGAAGTCGGTGGCGCCGTACTTGCTCAGGTATTTCGGTCGGCCGGGCGGTAGGCCGGGGAGTGACGGCGTGCCGGGCGCGAGGTCGGGGTCGTACCACTTGAACCACTCACGCTTGAACTCGATACCCTCGGCCGCGGTCGGGCGCTGCTGGTACAGCGACGCCCAGGTCCGCTGGCCCCGCGGGTCGTTCTTGTGCATCAGCCAGTGTGCTTTGGGGAACCACTCCGGCCAGAGGAACTCGCCGGGCTTGCGGCCGAGCGGATCGTCCGGGCGCTCCGCCTCCGCCGGAATGTTCAGCACCTCCCACACCTGACCGTCGCGGCACAGGATCGGACCCGACCGACCGTCGTAGTCCTCGGGCAGGATCGACCCGGACAGGTCGGCCTCGTTCCATCGGGTCTGGATGATGATGATCGATGCGTTCGGCTTCAGACGTGACTTCAAGTCGTCGCGGAACGCATCCTCGACGTTCTTCCGGTCGGCCTCCGAGTCAGCTTCCTTGCGACCGGCAACTGGGTCGTCGACGATCGCGGCATCGGCTCGGTTACCCGTGATGCCGGCGAGCAAGCCCGCGCCCATGTAGCTGGATCCGTTCGACAGGGACCAGTTGTCGACCGACCGTTGGTCGGCATTCAGCGTCGGCTTGTCCTCCCAGATCGCGATGGCCCGGTCCTGGCGCGCGAGCGCTCGGGCTCGGCGGCTGTGCTTGCGCGCGAGGTCTGAACCGTAGGACGCCAGGATGACCTGGTACCCCTTCCACCTCTGCATGGCCCAGACCGGGGCGACGACGGACGCATAGCTCGACTTGGCCGAGCCCGGCGGCGCGAAGATCATCAGCCGACCCATCGGGGTTTCCAGGCAGGTCTGGATCTTCTCGCAGATGATTCGGTGGTGGAGCGCGACGCGGGTCTCGACCGGCTTGAACACCTCGCACTCGTCGTCTTCCTTGATCGGGGCGCCGGGGATGTCGATCGCCGAGGCGTACTCCACCAGGGAGGCCCGAGCGCGCTGGCGCCTCAAGACCTCGGCGACAGCCTGCTCGATCGACACCATTGGCTCGGGATCCGGCGCCGGTGCGTCACCCAGCAGGTCGTCGACATCGATCCCATGGTTGATGGGCTCGTTGATGCCTTGTTCCTGGGAACTATCCGGCCGCTGGCGTCGGCGCTTCGTCACTTCGTCAGGTCCTCGGCTCGACCGATCAGATAGTCGCCGAGGTCCCGCATCATGGCGGGCGTCATGTACCCCGCTACCCCGATGATGA